CAATGTCATGAACCAAGGTCCTTTTGATCCTGAATATCATACCATTTACCAGAGTAACCTTTGCTGTGAAATACTTCTTCCTACTAAACCCTTTAAACGTCTGGATGACCGTGATGGTCGTATTGCTCTTTGCACACTTGGCTCAATCAACTGGGGTGCGTTCCGTAATCCAGAAGACATGCGTCGGGCTTGTCGCATACTTCAGCGTAGCCTGTGTAACATTCTTGACTATCAAGACTTTCTCTCCATCCAGTCTCAACTATCCAACGACGAGATCCAGCCCTTGGGCATTGGAATCACCAACCTGGCCTACTGGCACGCCAAACGCAGTCTCAAATACGGAGAACGAGACGCCTTGGCTGAAGTCAAGACGTGGATGGAACATCAAGCCTACTACTTGACCGAAGCCACTGTGGAACTGGCCAAGGAACGTGGTCGTTGTAAAGACTCAGATAAGACACGCTATGGACAAGGAGTATTTCCTTGGGAACTACGTGCCCAAGGTGTGAACGAACTCACAGACTTCACACCAGATCCTGCACTAGACTGGAATACCCTGCGTGGCAACATGCAAGCCCATGGTGTGCGCAATGCCACCTTGATGGCAGTGGCACCTGTGGAGTCAAGTTCAGTGGTTATCAATAGCACCAATGGGATTGAAATGCCCATGAGTTTGATCTCAGTCAAAGAAAGCAAGGCAGGGAGCCTTACACAAGTTGTGCCCGAGTACCACAGACTCAAGAACCGATATCAAATGATGTGGGCACAAAAAGATTGTGTGGGCTACTTGAAAACAGCCGCAGTATTGGCAGCATATATTGATCAGTCAATATCCACCAACACATTCTACAATCCTGCACACTTTGCAGATCGCAAAGTACCTACCACCTTGATTGCTCGAAATCTAATGCAAGCACATCACTGGGGTATCAAGACATTTTATTACAGTCTGATCAACAAACAAGGTGCCCGAGCAGCCAAAGAAGAAGCACCCTTGGAAGTGATTGACTTTGACGATGCGGAAGACTGCGAATCTTGTAAACTATAATCATGGACTTTCTAGATCGCGTTGATTTTGACAATCACGATGGGGTATATCTCTCCATGCTAAATGACGTCTCGCGAAATCACTTCTATGATCAAATATTGACTGAAGTGCGAGATCAGCATTGTGTGGAGATTGGATTTGGCACAGGCCTGTTGAGCATGCTGGCCTTGAAACATGGTGCTCGTAGCATTGTGGCCTACGAGTCAGATCCTGATCGTTATCGGTTGGGCTGTGAAGTAATCAAGGTACTCAAACTGCAAGACCGCATCACACTAATCAATCAACGCTATGATCATGCCTGTGAGCATGACCAAACCGTGGTGTTCACTGAAACTGTAGATGACAACATCTGGGGCGAAGGACTTTACAACAGCTTGCCCAGGCAGCCGTGCAAGAGATTTTTGCCCGGGCAGTATTTCTTAGAAATATATGCTGTGCCGATATCCACGGACATTGCCAGCAGTTTGATTCAAGCACATGAACAACATAAGTTCTCTCCAGGCGTGGACGTTGATCCTCGCTTTGTGGCATACATCGACTTGTTGTTGTCAAAGAGATACAAAAAACCCATCAAGTCAAAAGTGGGATTGCCTGTGGGTGCGACAGAACTAACACCCATACCAACCTATGTAGACTGGGCTACCAACAACACCTATGCTGGTCGATATGTAATTGATGCCAACGCACAGTTTGTGAATGAGTCTGTTCGCCGACTGCGAGTTGACACAGACAAGCAGCCAGTGTTGATTGTGCCCAGAGCAGGCATGCAACACGGCGGTAATAGACTTTATTTGGACACAGGACATTGGAAACTGCCGGCAAACCCTGCGGTGATCAATGCACCCAACAGCCAGGTAATGGTGGAACATGATCTCCACACAGGAAAAATAACATATAAAATAAAGGAACTAACATGAGCCAAGCACAATACAACCTAGCCACCAAAACTGATTACTTACATCGCAAGATGTTTTTGGACCCAGCAGGTCCTGTAACCATCCAACGCTTTGAAGAAGTCAAGTACAACAAACTTGTGAAATTTGAACAAGAAGCACGTGGCTTCTTCTGGATTCCAGAAGAAGTATCATTAACCAAAGATGCCAATGACTTCAAGGAAGCGTCAGACACTGTGCGGCATATCTTTACATCAAACTTGTTACGCCAAACAGCATTAGACAGTTTGCAAGGACGTGGTCCAGCACAGGTGTTTACTCCTGTGGTGGGCATTCCAGAACTGGAAGCACTGATGTACAACTGGAGTTTCTTTGAAACCAACATCCACAGTCGTTCATACAGTCACATCATTCGCAACATCTACAACGTGCCCAAGGATGTGTTCAACACCATTCACGACACACAAGAGATTGTGGACATGGCATCAAGTGTTGGCAAGTACTACGACGAACTACACAGAATAAATTGCCATAAAGAACTCAGCAGTGAAATGACAGGTATGGTTCTTGAACAAGAACATATCAAAGCAATTTGGTTGGCACTGAATGCTAGTTATGCATTGGAAGCATTCCGCTTCATGGTAAGTTTTGCTACATCACTGGCCATGGTAGAGAACCGTATCTTTATTGGCAACGGCAACATCATTAGCCTGATCCTGCAGGACGAAATTCTGCACCGGGATTGGACTGCTTGGATTATCAATCAAGTTGTCAAAGAGGATCCGCGCTTTGCCGCTGCCAAAGCAGAATGTGAAGCCGAAGTGTACCAAATGTACCTGGATGTGATCTGTGAAGAAAAGGCCTGGGCTGACTACTTGTTCCAGAAAGGTCCAGTGATCGGACTCAATGCACAGATTTTGAAAGACTTTGTGGACTACACAGCAGTGGGCGCACTCAAAGAGATTGGTATCAAGTATCAAGAGCCTGCACCTAGAAGCACACCCATTCCCTGGTTCATGAAGCATGTGGACACAAGCAAGAAACAAACTGCACTGCAAGAGAACGAATCAACTAACTATGTTATCGGCGTCATGAGTGATCAACTAGACTACGACGAATTACCAGATTTATAAAAGGAAAAATATGTACAAACCCAATACTGCAATAAGAGATTCTGAAGACTTTCAGAACATTCGCAACGTGATGCAAAAGTTTGAAAAGATTCAAGAAAAGAATCGATGCCTGAGAGTGCAATTTTTAGACTGGTTGTCAGTTAAGATGCATGCCTGGGCAGACGGTGTCAAAGCCATGTCGGATCGTATTGATTCACCATGCATTATTAAAGTAGAGCCCAAAAGGAAAACAAAATGAAAGCAATAGTATGGAGCAAAGACCAATGCGCCTTCTGCGAACAGGCCAAGGGCTTGTTGGAAATGAAAGGCATCGAATACGAAGTACGCAACATCAGTCAAGACTGGACACGTGAACAACTGTTGGAGTCAGTGCCCACTGCACGTTCTGTACCACAGATCTTCTTGGACGATGAGTATGTGGGTGGATTTCAGGAACTGCGCCAAAGGTTGATGTAATGCCACAATTTACATCTGACTGGTTCAGCAATGCACTGGTCAATTTTGATTACATCACCAACTACTTACAAAAACAAAAAACAGTTGATAGCATATTGGAAATAGGCAGCCACGAAGGCCGCAGTACCTGCTGGATGTTGGAAAACATGCTGGCAGACACAGGCACCATTACCTGCATTGATCCATTTGCTGACCGTCCTGTCACAGCATTCAGTTATGATTCAATACCTGAAGATCGTAGTATCGAACAACGCTTCCGTGCCAACACAGCAGAGGTTAAAAAGCCTGGACAAACACTTGAAGTCCACGCTAACATGAGTTTCCCTGCACTGGCACAACTGATCGTAGATCAACGTCAATACGACTTCGTCTATGTGGATGGCAGTCACAACGCAGATGATGCACTAGCAGATGCTGTGATGTGTTTTGGTTTGTTGCGTCCCGGTGGTGTGATGTTGTTTGACGACTATCTTTGGGAAGATGACCAGCATTACCTGGGTCGTTGCAAACAAAGTATTGATGCCTTTGTGAACATGTTTTATCACAGGCTCAAGTTGGGGTTGGTAAATTATCAGTTGGCAATAGTTAAAAAGGAACTAGAATGAGCATTGAAACAGGAAAAACATATACCATGCGCATGGGCTATGGTGAAGAAATTGTGGCCAAGGTCACAGCATTTGACAGCAGTACTCTCACACTGAGCAAGCCTGTGGCAGTGGTACCCGGTCAGCAAGGCATACAGTTGATGAACTCATTGTTCACTGCAGATCCCGAAGCAGATGTCACGGTAAATAGATCTAGCGTGGCCATGATTGCCCCTGTGCGTGAAGACGTTGGGGACAGTTATTTGGAAGCCACAACAGGTATCAAGCCTGTTCGCAGCAAAATCTTAATGGGGTAACAATTGAAAAAACACAAACTGTCACAACCAGTGCAACAGCAAAAAAACGCTGTGTACATCTGCGGTGATAGTTTTAGTTATGTAAGTCCCGAAACGGACATGCAGATGCATTGGTCATCTAAGTTAAAACATCAATTGACTCAAATTATTCCCGGAGTGCAAGTATATAATCTTTCTATTCCTTCGTGTACTAATTTTACAATTTCTTTGCAGATTGAAAAGGCACTGTCTGACACAGCTACTTTTTTTATCATAGTAAATGGTACAGAGGTATTCAAAACACTGATGCCTACAAAAGGATATCGTCGAGTCAGTAAACAATTTTGGAAATACAAAGGTATGCTCGACGAAGGTTATCATAACATGTTGCATGAACCATTCTTGCATGATGCCAAAGTAAACGGCATGTTTCTTGGCAGTGAATTGTTAGATCACATTGGCCGACCGTATCTGCCGGAATATTATGCAGAAAAACGATTGTACGAAACTGTAGGACCTGTATCTTTATATTTTGAAAAAAAATCTAGACTAGAAAAAAATCCACAGTGGGAGCCAAGATTTTCTGATGAAATATACGAATATGCAAAACAGTTTTTTGAATTAGAATTCAGCATCAACATACACTGGAATCAAGATTTTGCGTTGCTTGAAGGAAAGTTTTACAAAATACTGGCTAAAGGGATTGGATTGGTATTCAATCTTGGCGGAATATCTGAAGAAAAATTAGTTCAACTCAATGAAGGGTGTGCAAAATTGATATCTCCCGAACTTGAACCATATCAATCAAACATAAATTTTTGGAATTTATCTAGACCCGATTTGCACCAAACACCGACGTTTCATATCAATGATCCTGAAGATAATGCTAGAATAGCCAAAGAATATTTCAACAGAATTCAATCTCATTTGAACAAGGAACCGTATGCCAGCAGTACAACGACAAGGTGATCCAAATGGATCAGGTGGTGTCAACACTTCAGGTGTGGCTTCTGTGCGAGTAAATAACCGTCCCATCGTCATACCCGGTATTTCAGTAACACCGCATCCTTGTTGTGGACAACCAGGTTGTGGCATACACTGTTCGGCAGTGACCGCAGGAGGGTCGGGCACAGTACGTGCTGGTGGAAACCCAGTCATACGTGATGGTGATAGTGATACTTGTGGACACAGTCGTGTGGCAGGTTCTAGCACAGTGAGAGCAGCATAATGGCAGAGTCGACCGCAACACCCTTACAACTCACAGCAGGTGTGGGATTTTACTCGGGCAATGCAATAACAGCCAACACACAATTGGCCAACAATATTGCCGCATACAATTCCCTTGCACCCATAGCCAATTTGATTTACACCATTGGTCAGGCCGCCAGCAATGTTTCATTGAGCATTGGTGCGGGCACATTGGCCAATCTCAAAGCCATTGGGGCCAATGTGTCAGGCAACTATTGTCCTGCCTTGGGAGATAGTGTGCCCAGCAATGTGTCGTGGACTGTGGGCAATGCCGGTTATGCTACTACTATTACCACAGCAGCCAGCACTTATTTGGGCGGTGGAGACTTTGGCAAGTTTGCACAGGCCTTTGGTGCCGCACAAGGGTACATCAGTCTCACCAACAACATTATCAACAGTGCAGTCAACGCCAATAGTACAGATTATCTTGGTCCCACATTCAGCAACATGAACAATTTGATCACAGGCGACATAGCACAGGTTAATTTGGCATTTCCTGCTTTTGGAGCAGATTTGGCCAATGTTGGATGTGTAATCAAATTTTCTAGACCAAATTCAATTGGTACACCTGCAGGATTGCTTCAAAATTTAGCCGAGTGTGGTAATATATTAAATGGATCAACTCCGTGTGTGACCACTGCATTACGAACTCAAGGACTAACTGATTCAGACATTTCAGATCTTGTGAACAACAATGTGCAAAGTTTGTTTAATTCTGAAGGACTCACACAAAATCAATTTGATATATTACAAAAACGTGCATATCCTGCATTGCTCAATGTGACTGGAGATTGTTTAACAGATGTGTTGTCCATATTAGATTGCACCACACCTGGAATTGAGACTATGGCTGACTTGTTGAATCCTTCAAAACTGTTTCCCACAAGTTTCAGCAGTCTAACACTGCCCACGCCAGATGGCCCTGTGTTGATATACGATGAAACTGGTGCAGTAAATTCTGTTATAGTACCTATTTTGAATTCAGGTTCTGTCAGTCCCACAGGCTGTGACGAGTTGGCCAAAATTGTTCCTCAAGCCAATGCTGCCGCTAGTCGTGCATTGCAAATTGCATTCCAACAGGTCAAAGGCATAACAGGGACAACCACACAACAACTGGCAGCAATACTACAATGACCACACTGACGCAAACAGCAGCCGAGACGGCAGCATATTCACAAAAATTAGGCACACTAAAAGGTCTGCCCTTGGCGGCCAATACCACAACACCTATTCCTGCCGCAGTGGCCACATATTACCAAAGCACATTGGCCAAAGGGTCAGGGCCAAATGGCACCTATTTGACCACAGACTTTTTTGGATCAGCAGCCGGCATTCCTTATAATACTGACTTGACTTCTGTGACTTCAATAATCACAGCACAACTGGCTGCTGGTACACTGACCGCACTCAACACAATATATTCACAAATGGTCAGTGTTGTAACCAGTGCCTACGGAACTCCGCCTGCAATTACAATTCCGTCAGGTCCTGCCGCCGGCTTGTATGCCACATATGATTCAGCATTGACAGCATTGATCACAGCCGCTAATGCTGCCATTGGCACGGCCATCACTGCCATGGGAACGGCCACCACTACCTTGAATACTGCCTGGACTGAAATGACCAAGCACAGTGCCAACGAAGCCACGTTCCAAACACAAGCAAGCATCAACTACGCCACACTCACTGCTGGTGCTCAGTTGCCTATCACTGCTTTTATTCCTGCATTGGCCGGGTACGGACAAGAAACACAAACTGGAATGGCTGCTGAATTTTTAGAAGCCATTGCCAACACAGCCAATCAGTACGGCCAGGCCATGGTGGGTGCGCTACGTGAAGGACGCAACACCGCAGGCATCAACGCTGTGGGCCTCAAAGCAGACAATGACGTTCCACAGCAACCTAATGCAGTGCCACCACAAGCCACATTGAGTAGCAGTGAATACACCCCCGCAGAAGCACGAGCCTTAGTGTAATACTCAAGTACTACTTTTTGTTGGTTGACCAGAAATGCCCATTTTGCTATAATATAGGCATAGAGTAACAAAAAGGAGCCAAAGATGTATTACATTGTTTCAAAGGGTACTGGACTTATTGTAACAGATGGTCCCATGAAAACCCGGGCATACAAAACGTTCGGTGCCGCACGTGCCACTCGCACTCGTCTTTGCAACAAGGCAGGGTGGACTGTGGACCAACTCAGCATCATTGCCACCAAGTACTACAAACCCAAGATGGTCACACGTACCAATCTCATGACAGGTCAAGAGTATGAAGAGGATGTCAACACCCCCAACTGTTGCTCACCCGCCAGCGAAACTTTCTGGAGCATGTAATACTTGAGTATTACCGTTTTGGTGGTTGACCAATAATTGCCAAAATGCTATAATATGGACATATTGTAACAAAAGGAGCCTGAGATGACATACGCAACAATCCAAGAAGTAAACACTGCCATCATGTTTGGCAACTTCACAAACGAACAGCTCAACAGCATTGTGAGTGCGGTGCAGTATGCTCGTGCCCAGTTAGGCAAGCAAAAGATCCGCACATTCACCAAAGGTGACACAGTCAAGTTCACCAGCGCCAAACGTGGTGGTCTTGTGGTACAAGGCACAGTGACCAAGGTTGCCATCAAGTATGTCACAGTCAAAGACGGTGTGATGCTGTGGAAGGTGCCTGCCAACATGTTGGAGGCTGTATGATAAACGAATGGGTATTGATTGTTGCCTTTATCAGTCCTGGTGGCAACTTCATAGACAAAGTGCCTGTGACCATGCCCAGCAAAACTGCATGCGAGCGAGCAATCAAAACACTGCCCAAAAAAGGTGAGCACCCAATGGGTGTACAGTACCGAGGCGTGTGTGTGACACAGGCACACTGGACGGGTACTGAGCCAATGAAAAATGTTCCACTTGATTGACGGAGACAAACAATGAAACGTTTTAGAGATCCCAAATTCCTTGAAGGCTTTTTGATATTCTTTGTGATTCAGCCTGTGCTGTTTTTTGGCGCCATGGCAGTCTTCATCTGTGCCATTATTCAAAGTATCTGGGGGTAACATGGGACTAGACATGTACGCATACGTGGCCGCCAGAGCAGGCCAGCAAGCAGAATTTTACGAAGGTTCAGAGTGGGATCCAGATCACAAAGAACACCGCAACCCCAACGTCAATAAACCGCGAGACATTGCATACTGGCGCAAACACCCCAACCTGCATGGCTGGATGGCTCGATTGTGGTTGGCTCGTGAAGGCAATGAACTGCGTGAACTAGACAACTTCAACGGCATTGAACTGGAACTTGACGCTGACGATTTGGATTTGCTGGAGTACGTGGTAAAAGCCCGTGAACTGCCGGGCACGTCAGGATTCTTTTTTGGCAATGATGCAGATGACTACTACTACGAGAATGATTTAAAATTCATCCAGATGGCCCGGGCAGAATTGTTCCTGGGCTTGAAAGTATTCTATAACTCATCATGGTAACACTGTAAATATATGAATGACATTGACTTCACCCACCACCAATTCAACGGTATCCCTGTGGCAGCCGATTGGATAAGAGATCTTGAAAGTTCCGACAGTCGCTTGCACAAAGAGCTAGTGATTGAAAAAGCCTTGATGGCGGCCAAGTTGGGCAGTGCCAATGCTCAGTGTTTTTTGTTCAACTGCTACCAAGCCTACAATCCCTACTACACATTCCATGTGCGACAAGTGCCCGAGAGCGAGGGCATTGAACATGCACCCAATCCTTGGCCTGTGTTCTGGGGCTTGTTGGAAGGCCTGCGCACAAGAACATTCACTGGACATCGTGCTAGAGATGCCATTGCAGAGTGCATGAAGCATTTTGACAGTGTAGAATGGAACAATCTTTGCCGACGTGTGCTGATCAAAGACCTGCGTTGTGGCATATCAGAAAAGACCTTGAACAAGGTGCTGGGCAAAACACAGTGGCGAATTCCGGTGTTTACTTGTCAGTTGGCACAAGACTCAACAGACCAACCCAAAAAACTCAAAGGCATCAAACGCCTGGAGTGCAAACTGGATGGTGTGCGTGTGTTGGCAGTGATTGAAGATGGTGATGTCACACTGTACAGCCGCAATGGCAAGGTGTTTGAAAACTTCCCTGAAATTGAGGATGCTGTCAGACAACACAGCACCAAGTTCATGCTGGGCGATGGTGGTGGACACAGAGTACATCAACGACTGGTCTTGGATGGTGAGATTGTGGGCGAGAGTTTTCAGAAGTTGATGAAGCAAGCACATCGCAAAAGCAATGCAGTGACCACAGGTATGACATATCATATTTTTGACATGTTGCCCTTGGCCAGTTTTCAAGAAGGTCACTTCAACGCACAACAACACAAACGTATTGAGAGTTTGGAACGTATCCGAGTGAAACTGCCTGAAGATGGTCCTCTACAGATCATGAACGGCCTGGACGTGGACCTGGACACAGCCGAAGGACATGACATCATGCAACGCTATGCCGAAGCCGCTGTGGAAGGTGGCTTTGAAGGCATCATGATCAAGAGCATGGATGCTCCGTACTTGTGCAAACGCACTGACTACTGGATGAAATGGAAGCCCACCATCACAGTGGATTTGAAAATTGTAGGTTTCGAGCAAGGTACTGGTCGCAATGCTGACCGATTGGGTGCTATAATCTGTGAAGGAGATGACAATGGAAGACATATCTGTGTTAATGTTGGCAGTGGCCTGTCTGATGGCGATAGGGATGAATATTGGCGTAGCCGGGATCTTCTTCTTGGTCATTTGGTTGAGATCCAGGCTGATGCAGTTACGCAAAACCAAGACGGATCATACAGTTTGAGATTCCCCAGATTTTTACGTTTCCGTGATTTCGAAGCAGGTGAAAAAGTTTGAAGTATTTTGCATATGGTATGAACACTAATCTAGAGCAAATGGCAGCCCGATGTCCGGGCGCTGTTTGTCTGGGACCGGCATGGATCAATGACTATGCGCTAGTATTCCGCCATTTTGCAGACATTGAACCTGCGGCAGGCAACTGGTGTGACGGTGTGCTGTGGGAAATCACAGATGACAACTTGGCAGCACTGGATCGACTGGAAGGCTATCCGTATCACTACACACGGTTCACGGTTTTAGTGCATACTGATCGTGGATCAGACACTGCATTGGTTTATCAAATGACTGACCAATCCTATGAACAGCCACCCAGCGGCCACTATTACAACATGGTAGCAGAAGGCTATGTGCAAAACAGTGTGCCCACAGATCAACTGGTTGCAAACTTGGAACTACAATGATCAATTTAAAATTTG